CCGGGGAGGAGCTTACAGAGTGGCGAAAAACATCTTAGAAACTTCCCGAGCGCACCAGAGGTATCGCACATCTCAGGGGGAGATTGTGCCTGGAGTTACAACGGTTTGCGGCTTGCTAAACAAGCCCTTCCTGGTTAGGTGGGCTAACCAACAAGGGCTTATGGGTATTGATTCGACAGAGTACACCCGCCAAGCTGCAAGGATTGGAACACTTACGCATGAAATCATACAGCACTCCTTGGGCTCTAATAACCCGCCAGATACAAACGATTATACGACGAATGAACTTGAGCTTGCCGAGGAAGCGGCTGAAAAGTTCTATAGGTGGAAAAAGGATCACGACATGGAGACTATCTCCATGGAAGAGCAGCTCGCAAGTGATTCCTTGAAGTATGGTGGAGCATACGACTGGTACGGGATATTGGATGGAAAACTCACCCTCATGGATCTCAAGACAGGTAAAAGGATCTATGACGAGTATTCCATGCAGCTCTCAGCATATCGTAATCTCCTGTTTGAGAAAGGGCTTGAGGTGGAGCATTGCCTGATAGTGAATCCTTCCAGGGAGAAGGGTACTGTGGCAGACACCAGGTCTTTTGACGAGTCCGTCCTCAATAAGAGTTTCGAGATTTTTAAGCATCTTTTGGCGGTATACCAGCTTAAGAGGGATCTGAAGTGGTAGTCATTGTGCGTTACTACATAGACACGGGAGACGCATCTTCGGACGGAGAGAAGTATTTTGATGACGTTGATGAAGCTGAGCTTTTTGCAGCGAAAATACAATTCGCCTACCCGTCTGCACGGGTCAAGATGGAGGAGGTAGCATGAGCGTATTCCAAAAGGCAACTAGGAGAAAGACAAAACTGAAGCTCGGCATTGAAGGCCCTAGTGGCTCGGGGAAGACTTACAGCGCACTCCTCGTGGCTAGGGGATTAGTGGGGCCAGAGGGGAAGATCGCAGTATTGGATTCCGAGAATGAATCCTCAAACCTCTACGAACACCTCACCGACTACGATGTAGCACCCATTGACCCGCCCTATACTCCGGAGAAATACATCAAGCTTATCCAGGACGCAGAGGCTTCCGGGTACGACGTGCTTGTCATCGACAGCATCACTCATGAGTGGAAGGGGCAAGGAGGTTGCTTGGAGATCCACGCCAGCATGCCGGGCAACTCATTCACGAACTGGGGGAAAGTGACGCCTCGTCACAAGGCGTTTGTAGACACAATACTCCAATCTAAGATGCACGTGATCTGCACTATGCGCTCCAAAGAGGCTCATGCCCTGGAGGAAAATGACCGTGGGAAGGTTACTCCAAAAAAACTCGGGCTTGAGGCTGAAGTTAGGAGCGGCACCTCCTACGAATTTACGACGGTTCTCTCTATGGATATATCTCACCAGGCCACGTCCAGTAAAGATAGGACGGGGCTTTTCCCGGCAGACCAGTGGTTCAAGCCATCCATAGAGACAGGGCAAAAGCTTCGTGATTGGTGCCTCCTGGGCAAAGAGGCAGTGAAATACGTTGACGAGGCCGAGGTGAAGGAGTTCTTGCGAGAGGCAAGCTCTATGGTTGGGAAAGACACCGCATGGGATACGTATAAGGTAATCTCCGGGAAGGCCAACTTCAGCTTGACAGCGGCGGAATTCGAAGACGTTAAAAAAAATTTGATGACTGCGTGCCAGGAACAGAAGGAATAAGGCGATGTTTACACGCCATAAACCAAGAATACAGAACCGAGGTGTTAGCTTATGGTACGGCAGGAGGCCAGTTACCTCTTGGTTCCGAAGGCTCTTCTCTCGATGGGGCTGTCGGCGCATGACATTAAAGCGTATCTGTCTCTATTGATGGGGGACGAGGATTCCCTCTCTGACAATATGAAGGCTAAGCTGATTAGCACGGGATGGGCAAGGCATGAAGACGGAGTATGGGTCTTACAAGATCCCTCGGAGAAGCCTGTGAAGGTTGTCACTCCTGCGAAGAAAACTCCGTCTCTCCCGCCCGAAGTGGTTGAAGGTGTGCAGAAGGCGTTTGAGTTGTTCTGGAATGCATACCCTAGAAAGGAGGACAAGCGGCGGGCATTCCTGGCTTTCGAAAGAGTTATTAAGCAGGGAAGCAACTCTGATGAAAGGTCTATTATTTTCCAGAACATCGAGATCCTGTTACGGAAGTATCTTGAGCAGCTGGAGAGGGAGGGGACTGAGAAGAAGTATATCAAGCTCCCTTCCACCTGGCTTAACGCCCACGAATTCCCCAAATGCCAGACGTTATAAAGTATGTGGATGGGATGCGGGAGTTCGGGTTGTCCGTGTTCCCTCTCAGGCCAGGGGACAAGCGTCCCGCTATGGACTGGGCTAAGTTCCAAAAGGAGCATTACGATGGAGACTATGACGATGACTCCAACGTGGGAGTTGTTACAGGGGCCATTTCAAACCTCTTAGTGGTGGATGCTGACAGCGACGAGGCTATTGAGTGGGTGGAAAAGAACTTGCCCCACACTCCCGTGAAGGTGAAGACTCCACGGGGAAAGCACTATTGGTATGCCTATGACAACTGTGGGATCAGAAACCTGGTCTCACTAGCTCCAGGAGTAGATGTCCGTGGTGAAGGCGGCTACGTGGTGACTCCTCCTTCCACCGTCAACGGGAAGCGTTACAGGTGGGAGGTTTCACCGGGTGCAAAGCTGTGCGACCTTCCCCCGCCTCCCGACTTGCTGAAACAAGCTCCCGAGAAGAAGGGAGCTATTCCCTTTGCCGGAACGCCTGCGGGTGGTAGGAACAACACTTTGGCGAGGTGGGCGGGAGTCCTCTATGGTTCGACTTGCTATCAAGACGAAGAGATATATTCTATGTTGCAGGATCTGAACCATTCATTCAAGCCACCGCTGCCTGACGAGGAGGTGCGCAGGGTTATGTCTAGCATCTCTAGCCGGGAGAAGCATAAAAAAGTTGCGCTGGAATACTCAGCGATCAACGCCATGAGCACGTGGGAAGACTACACGCAATCCCTGAAAGAAACCTCAAGAGTTAAGACCGGGATAAGCCTTCTGGATGGGGGGATAGGCAATGGGCTTTATTCCGGGGAAATCCTCAATATAGTGGGTGGGCCTGGAGCCATGAAGACCTCTCTCGCCCTAAACATCCTAGAATGGACATTGGTAAACACATCGAAGACCATATTGTTCTTATCTCTAGACATGCCAAGGGAAGAGATAGTGTCACGGCTCATGCTCCGTTCGTGGAATAGTCCTGAACCATTATTGGATGCAGCCGCAAGGCGAAGCGAAGATTACATGGAAGCAAAGCGGAAATTCGAAGCGAAGACTTTAGGTCGGTTATTCCTGGTTGGGAATGACCTCATGACGTTGCCGCAGATAGATAGCGTCATCAAGGAGGTAAAGCCGCAACTCCTCTTCTTGGACTACGTAACCTGTGTTGATGGATTCCGTGACGAACTTGCATGTTCACGGGAGGTCATGAAGTGGGTGCGTAGGGTGGGGAAGAGAGATCGCTGTACATGCGTCCTCCTGCACCAGATGAGCAAGCAGTCTCTCCTGAACCAGGCTTCCGGCATCCTCGGGAACAACTCTATGGGAGGTTCCTCAGCGCAGCAGGTAGCGTGGTTTGAGATCGAGTTGGTCAAAGACTTCTCTGACGGTGGTGAGCGTCCGATCATTGCAACGATAACGAAAGCCCGTAGGGGCGGTAAGGATGGAGAGAGCTACCTTCTCCACAGGGATGGGGAGAGGATGAAGTTTTCAGGGACAGCAGAAAAAGTTTCCAGAGAGAGGGGCGGGAAGCCTCTCTTTTCATTGCAGGGAATAAACTTATAGGGGGTATGTGTTTTGCCTAACTACAATAAAGCGATTGTGGCTGGACATCTTGCGAGAGATCCTGAGCTTCGAATCACTAACGGAGGGCAGTTTGTTTGCAAGATTACCGTGGCGACATCCCGCAAATGGAGGGATAAGGCCTCTGGAGATACAAAAGAAGAGGTGTCCTGGATACCAGTAACCGCGTGGGGGCGCACTGCTGAGAACATTGCAAAGTACCTTGGAAAAGGAAGTGCGATCCTTGTCGAAGGGCGCATGAGGACGTTCGACTACGAAAAAGATGGTCGCAAGATCTACTCATGGGAACTTGTGGCTGAGAATATGCAATTCTTGGGGGGAAAGAAGGATAGTGGAGTGGGTTCTTCTGCCCCGAGCAGCGATTATCATTCTCCCGATACCGGAAAGAGTGATGGGGATGAAGAAATCCCCTTCTAATGGGAAGATGTCACGAGAGAAGGGTAAGCGTGGAGAGCGGGAGGTTGCAAAGCTTTTGTCTGATGCTGGATATGAGTCTCGAAGGGGCGTTCAGTTCTGCGGGGGTGGAGATTCCCCTGATGTTGTGTCGGAACTTCCATGCCATATAGAGGTCAAGAGGACAGAGAAGCTTAATCTTTGGGGGGCCATAGACCAAGCATCGAAGGATGCAGATGATATGCCCCCCATCGTTTTTCACCGCCCATCTCATCGCCCTTGGATCGTAGTTATGTACGCCGAAGACTTCCTGATGTTACTACGAAAGGAGTAGTCGTCAACCACCCGCCACTTTAGAAGTGGGGGCTTGTGAGAATCAGTAGCAAGCCCGGTTGTCCAGCAGGTCACGCAAGTGACAGCCGTTGCATACAGGTTTAAGACTCACCCTGGGGTGCTTCCTCAGCCCCAGGCTCTGAAAGTCCGGGTTGCAGACAAGCCTACGGGTTGGCACGAAACGGATTCGGACGGAATGCCGATATGCAACATCTGCGAGGGGAGATTTTCGCGCATTTTGCGCGAAAGCGTCACGCGACCGGGGTATATCCCCGAACTCGCGATATTGAGCTTTACCGCTCATTGCAGGGAGATTGTCATGTATGTATTCGTGGTGGATAAATCCGGAAATCCCTTGACTCCGTGCCGTCCCAAAAGAGCCCGAATACTCCTCCGCTCAGGAAGGGCGGTGGTGCACAAACGCTACCCCTTTACCATCAGGATCAAGGACAGGGTGGGAGAAGAGAGCGTGGTAAAGCCCGTGAGGGTAAAGATTGACCCGGGCTCTCGCTATACCGGGGTTGCGGTGGTACTGGAGGATAGCGATGGGAAACAACGCCTCATAGCAGGAATTGAGATAGAACATCGAGGCAAGAGTATCAAGGAGGCCATGACCAAGCGTGCGGGATACCGCAGGAGACGGCGAAGTGCCAATACCCGATACCGAGAGCCACGCTTCGATAACCGCACAAGGCCCGAGGGGTGGCTCCCCCCGAGCCTGAAGCATCGGGTGGATACTGCCATATCCTGGGTGGAGCGCCTGATGAAGGTTGCCCCAGTGCAGGGGCTCTCCGTGGAGTCCGTGAGGTTTGACACACAAAGGCTGGTCAACCCGGAGATCTCCGGCGTGGAGTACCAGCAAGGAGAGCTTCTGGGATACGAGGTGCGGGAATACTTGTTGGAAAAATGGGGACGAAAGTGCACCTACTGCGGTGCGGAAGGGATTCCTCTTGAGGTGGAACATATTGTTCCGAAGTCCCGGGGAGGATCCAGCCGGGTATCCAACCTTGCCCTGGCGTGTCGGAAGTGCAATCAGGAAAAAGGTGCCAAAACCGCCAAAGAGTTTGGCTTCCCGGAACTGGCAAAACATGCTCAAAAACCCCTGCGGGATGCCGCTGCGGTGAACGCCACGAGGAATGCCCTGGTGAAGGAGCTTGCTTCCTTGGGAATTCCGGTGGAGACCGGGAGTGGAGGGCGCACCAAGTATAACCGGATGCGTCTGGGGATCTCCAAAAGCCATGTTTTCGACGCTCTCTGTGTGGGGAAGGTGGATGCGGTGTCCGTGGACACGGAAAGCCTTCTGCACGTGAAATGCTCCGGGCGTGGCAGATACGCCAGAACGCTCCCGAATGCATACGGGTTCCCGAGAGCTTATTTGCCGAGGCAAAAGCAATTCTTTGGCTTTGCCACGGGAGACATGGTACGGGCGAATGTTCCGAAGGGCAAGTACAGAGGAACCTACACGGGAAGAATTGCAGTACGAAAGTCCGGGTATTTTACGTTGGCCTGCGGAAAAGAAAAAATAACGGTTAAGTGGAATGCCTGTACTGTGTTGCAACGAGCGGACGGATACGGGTATATGCACACCAAAATACAAAGGAGGTGGAACGCCAATTCCTCCCCCACCTTAGAGGAGGGGGTATCCTTGGCGTAATGTTGATGAATCGAATAACCAGCAATGACTGGACCGGGCTGGCACCAGCTCTAGACCTACACGTAGCGTCTCTCCCAGATACAAACACCTTCTTGCACTTCAGAGATAACAAAGCGACTCTTGCATATGTTAGCGGAGATGCCAGGCTTGAGTATTCCGTGGAGTGCCTTTGCGAGAATGAGACAACAGCGTCCGTATCAACCCAGATCTTTCGCCCCCTGAAGATCGCCCTAAGGAAAGGGCCTCTTTCCGTAGCGACAAGTGACGGCACAGTGCTTCTTAGCCATAAAGGAGCCCCCGCTATAGGGCTGCGTAAAGGTGTTAGCCATGTAGCCACCAGGGTAAGTCCTGCAATGACAGTAAGCGGAGGGTTATTGAGTAGGGGCCTCAGGGCTTGCACAACAGGCTCTATGACACATTGGGATTACGTGTTGATTGACATGGTATGGGCTCCTAAGGGGCTTATCGACATCTACGGGGAGAGCCCTTTCGAAAAAAACATGGCGACCATTCCGTGTGAAGGATGTACCCAAGTCACAGGGGAACAGGTGGTGATAGATACCAGTATGGCTAGCCTGTTCGGAAGACTCTGCGGGCTCCTCTCCGAAGACGTGGTTATCAGGATCTCCCGAGACGTAGTACAGCTTACTTGTGGAGATAAGTTGTTCTTGCAGACACCTCGGCATAGAGATTGCTGCCTCTTCTGGCCTGACGAAACGACTCCAACCCTCCGTCCTTACAAGGTCAAGGATTTGCGAGACATCCTCGACAAGTGTGAAGATTTCTTGATCCCCATTACATGTGATCCTGTTATTGAAACGTTTCCGTCAGGAATATCTGCCCCTCTCATGGCCTCGATGTGGCTAGACAGAACCATCCAGGGAAAAGCACGTAACAAGAGCGTGCTGTTTGGGTATGGAGACGAGGCGTTTTTTGTGCGGGAGCATGTGCGTGGCATGGATATAACGTATGCAAGTAAGGAGGCGAAGCGTGGTTACCGTAAGCGAATCTTCTAAGGTTTGGAAGGAGCTAGCGAAATGCTCCGGCGGAGAGTGGAAAGATGTGTTCCACTTGCGGGGAAAAGGATCTCTACTGGCTGTGCAGACATATGGTCCAGGGATGCAAGTGCAATACGAGACTACGGGTGTCTGTGACCAAGATTTCGACATTGTGGTCCCTGCCAAGAAGATCCTCCCTCTCATCGAATCTGATCACCCTCTTAAGATTGTTGTTAAGGATGACAAAGTATTCCTGCGCTCCGGGAGATCCTCTTACAAGGTGAACACTGACCCGGTTATACCTCCGTCCATCATAACGGGGGAGCAGTTGGATCTCTGTTCCCTCTCAAAAGACCACCTGGTTACGGCACTTCAACTTGGCTCGAAGTGCGCATCCACGAAGGACGATTACCCGCCATACCGCGGGGGGGTATTGTTAAGCGTGACAGACATCCTTCGAGTGTGCAGTACAGACTCCAAGAGGTTGGCAACGGTTACGACCCCCATTGTTACAGCAAGTAAGGGGGATGTGTTGATCCCTGTAAAGGCAGCAAGGAATGTGGCGAGCCTTCTTGCGGTAATTCCCGACATTGAACATGTGACGCTTGCGGTTACAGATACGACTCTGGTCATTTACGCCTTCGGGCTAAGGATTACCGTGATGAAGATAGATGCCGCCTATCCTAACGTAAAGCCTTTGTTTGATAAGCCACGAGAGCAGAGCGAGACTATGTCTAAAGCTGATGCCGTGGGGGCTCTTAAGCGTCTTAACGCTTTCGCAGACAGTCGAATCGTCCTTCAGCCAAGCCACATGGTAGCCCTCGCAGCGGACGGCCTTGCAATAGAGAGGCTTGAATGTGACAGCGTAAAAGAGGTCTCTTTCGAATATAGCTACCCCCTCCTCATAGCAGGAGTGGACTCTGTGGCTTCGAAGGACTTTACCTGGCACACCGAGAAGAGTACTGGGGCGTTAACCATAGAGAGCGGAGACGATCCTCTCTCCCATAAGTACATCCTCATGCCTATAGAGACATCTCCAGAGCGCATGGCTGCTATAAAGAGCCAGTGGGAGGAAGTAGTATCAGGGGGGCATTCGTGAGAGGGCTCTCACTCTTCTCGGGAATCGGCGGGCTTGATCTGGCAGCGGAATGGGCCGGGATCGAGCCCGTTGCTTTTTGCGAGATAGAGCCGTATGCGGTTTCAATCCTAAAGAAACGCTGGCCTGACGTGCCGGTGCTCGATGACGTTAGGAAGATTACGAAAAACAAGCTTGAGAAAGCAATTCTTTACGGAAAAATGGAGCGGAAATATGTTTGTGAAAACTGTGGAGCCTCCGGGAACTTCAAAGATGGGAGAAGCATGGTGCAAGCTCACCATCCCGACTACAACAAACCCCTTGAAGTTATGTGGTTGTGTCAGAAGTGCCACCATGAATGGCATAAAAATAATATGCCCGAAGAACGTAAGGAGGTGATGCCTGATGGAAGCCACGAGACAATTGACATTGTTTACGGAGGCTTTCCTCAATGACCCTGTCAAGATTTGTCAGTCGCAGGAAAGCAGCGAGGGCTCGAAGGGGAGCGTAGCGGGCTCTGGTTTGAAATGCTCCGAGTTATTCACGATATCCGACCCGCTTGGGTACTGGCTGAAAATGTCCGTGGAGCAGTCAATCTCGCCCTCGATACCGTGTACTCCGGTCTGGTCGGAGAAGGTTACAAAGTCTACCCTTACGTCATACCAGCATCTGCGGTTGGTGCGCCCCACCAAAGGGAAAGACTGTTCGTTGTCGGAGCCAGGGAAGATGTGGCCGACAGCGCGTGCGAGCGACTGCAACGGAGCCTCGCGAAAGAGGGTTTTGAATGCGGAGGGGAAAGCGGAAGGTCCATGGCAGTTGAGGGAGGCGGTGCTGGCCTCTGGCCTACCGCTTCCGTATGCGGAAATTACAACCGCAAAGGGGCGAGCCAACGGAGCGGAGACGGATTAGCTACAGCGGTGTGGCGCACGCCAACGAGGCCCGGCAAGCTCTCCCCTCTCTGGGTGGAAATGCTGATGGGATTCCCCGCTGGATGGACTGACCTTAAGTGTGATGAGCCGGAGCCGTGGGGGGGATGGCCTGCGCTGATGGGCGCCGACCAATACCCCTACGAGCCCCCCCGCACATGCAGGAAAATCCCGAAAAGAGCGAAGCGGCTGAAGTGTCTGGGAAATGCCGTAGTCCCCCAGCAGGCATACCCTCTTTTCCGGGCAATTGAGAAAATGAGCCAGATATGATCGGTAGCGCATATCGAGCGCATAACCTTAAAGCCCGCACGCTGATAACCTCAACAGAGGAGCCGATAAAGTGGAATGTCTTTGGCTATCCCTGAACATCAAGCGGCAAAGGAGGTTGTTTTAATGCGACGCAAAATAAAAAACGTGCTCCACTCGAAGCTCAAAAACCGACGCATAACCCTTGTCAAAACTGACGGAGGCTATGGAATATTTACGAAAACGCTTTTCCGGAATTGGGAAGGCGAGAAGGTAATCTGGAAGGAATCCATTGCCCTTTCCGACGAGGCCATGATGGAGGTCGTTTTGATGTGGTGTTGTATGCAGGATGCGAAGGGAAAACAGCGACATGTACAGCACGTACAGGAGGAGGCGGAGGAATGACGGCACTTGAGATGTTGAGGGCAGAATTTGAATCCCTTTCAGCGCTTTGCTGGGAAGCCAGTGGGATTGCGCTCAGAGACAATCTTTCCGAAAGAATCGAGGAGAGCGTGACGAAGGTTGACGCCGCGTTGAAAGCAGTTGAGGACGAGCAGCGGTGGATTCCGGTGGAGGAAAGATTGCCGGAAGAAGACGAGTATGCGCTTATTTTGCGCTTTGATGGAAATATTTATTGCGCAGACTATGATTCGGACGAAAAAATATGGGATGGCCCTTCTGTGCCCGAAGGGGGCGTTACCCATTGGCGACCGCTGCCGGAGCATCCGAGGAAGAAGGAGGTGCAGGAATGACCACCGAAACAGCAAATCTCATAGCGTCAGTCCTGTTCCTGATCTGCCTCGGGTACTGTTCCTTTATTTTGGGGCTTGTAAAGGGGTACAGGGATCAGGAGCGCCACATAGTGATCCGGAAAGGCGAGCTTCAGGGCATTGTCCGGGAGATATTCCGGGCAGGGTTGGAGGAGAAGAAGAGGATGGAGGAGGCAGATAATGAGTAACCACACACCGGGGCCGTGGAGGGCGGTCTTTGGTGGCTCCATAGGCCATTATAGCGTCAATACGGACGCAAGGGGCTATTCCGTGCGTACGGTTGTTTCGGGTGTGCGCGAGAGGGATGCTTTTCTCATCGCACAAGCCCCTAACCTCCTCAAAATAGCCGAGATGGTGGAGCGCGTAATTCAGCTCGGCAATGTCACGGAAGATTCGGATGAAGCCCTAGAGCAGTGGGTTGAGGCGCAGGAAGTGTTATCGGATTTGGTCTTTGAGACGTTAAAGGAAGTGAGGAGAGAATAATGAGCGGAAAGCGAGGTGCGAATCATGACCGCACTTGAAAAAGAGATGTTGCGCGCACTTGAGGCAGTTGTCGGTGACAGCGAAGAATCTGATTACATGAATCAAGAACAGATACAAGAGCTGTGTAGAAAAGCAATCAAGAAAGCGAACGGCGAGAAAAATGCCACCGGGAATACTTCTGAATTGATAGAGGCGCTAAAGTCCGTTGAGCGAGTTTTCCAGCTCTACAACGGATTGGATTTAAGCGACATGGGCAATTTCCGTGACTGGGACTCTGCTTTTGATGAGGCGCAAAGCAAAGTGAAAACTGCCCTGGCGAAAGTGAGGGGAGAAGAATGAGTAATCTCAAACCCTGCCCCTTCTGCGGGCACCGGATGGCAGAAGTCAAGGAGATTAAGGCCGCTTCTCATCTTTTCGGCGTCGAGTGCCTGGCGTGTAATGCAAGCACCGGATGGCGGTCATCAAAGAAAAAGGCAATCGAAGCATGGAACACCCGCACGGACATATCGCACACCATGCAGGAGGAGATGCTCTCGATGCTCTTAGAGCTTCAAGATTGCTCGGAATATTGGAGTGAATACTACGTACCTATTGGCTTGGTGGATAGATTGAATGCCGTTATCGCAAAAGCGAGAGGAGAAAAAGCATGACCGCACGTGACAAATGTCCCGCACACTACTGTTTCAGCGACTTACAGCCTTGGGACGTAATCGATGCCTGGGGAGTGGATTACTATTTGGGAAATGTGCTCAAGTACATCTGCCGGGCAGGACGGAAGGAGCCGGAGCGGCTGGTGGACCTCAACAAGGCTTTGCATTATTTGCAGAAAGAAGTGGAGCTTGCAGAAAGAGCACTTGCAGAAAGCTGTGCCTTCTCCCATCCACGGAAGACCATGGAAGATACCATGGAAGATAACACGGAAGATAGCATTCCATCGCGGGATACGGAGCCTTGGCATGATTTGAAGTGTCCTGCCTGTGGACGGAAGATGGTTGTTTCGAGATGGAGTGAAGAGAATGGCGCCTTGGAGTATCGGTGTACCTGCGGTGCCATATGGGAAGACCTACTGGTTCGGATAAGCGAGACCCCTGAGAGGTGCCCCTACTGTGGCTCAGAGAACACCTCAAGTGGCAATGGTGATCATGTATGCTTGGATTGCAAGAGATGGTGGGAGGAAGAGAATGATTAACGTCAAGATGCTTCAGCCGGGAGGAAGAGTTCCTTATCGCAAACACGAAACAGACTCTGGAGCAGATCTTTACTATGCAGGGCCTGAATTGAGGTGCATCAAGGCTGGTATAACCGCCGTGGTGGGGAC